GACTATTTGGTTACTAATACACAAACAAGTGTAACATTAGAATTTGAATTTGGTGCTGCACAGGATTATTGGCAATTTGTAGATGAGGGTGTAAAGGGTGCAGGTGGTTTTAAAGGTAGTGGTAAAATGAGGGGGCAAGGAAGTCCTTTTAAATTTTCAACTAAAATGCCACCAAGAAGTGCTATAGATAGATGGATAGTTAGCAAACCATTAAGAGCTGCAAGAGATGAAAAAGGTAGATTTGTTACAAGAAAAAGTTTAGCGTTTTTAATACAAAGGGCAATATATCAAAGAGGATTAGAAAGAACACAATTTTTTACAAGACCATTTACAACACAATTAAAAAAACAAACAGACAAAATAGCAAAAGCATTTGCAGATGATTTAGAAGAATCATTAGAAAAAATATTAAAAGATTAATTATGGCAATAGGAACATTTACTTTTGAACAAGAACCAATAGGTGATAGCGATAAATTACCTGTTATAACTAATTGGACACCTGTAGTACCCTATACTGCAAAGCAAACAAGTATTACAGAAATATTTTATTTTAGGTTTGTTTTAGAAGTTAGATTAACAGATGCTTCAGGTACATTATTAGCAAAAATAAAACAAAGACAAAATGGTGTTAGTTCTACTACAGATGTATATGCAGTATTTGATGTTAGGGATGTAGTAAATTCAGTTTTATTTGACACTACTGCAGACAATAATTTAACTACAAAATCAATCCACACATTAGGTGCTAATGTAATAGCTAAACCTTTTAGCCAAAACAACAATCAATTAAGAACTATATATGTAAAAGGTTATCAAGAATTTTCAACTGCACAAAATGCTTCACCTTCCGAATACACTACAACAAGTGCAAATGATACTAAGTTCTATATGCAGGCTTCATTAGATTTAAATACTGAAAGAGGTACTGCAGATTTTCAAACTACATCTTTTTCTTCCTTTCAGTTAGATGGATCTTCTAAGCGTGTTTTAAGTGATTTAGCTTCTTCTTATAATACACTAGCTAATGTAACAGGATATATTAATGTAATTAGAAGTACAGATTACCACACTATTGCATTTTTAAATGGTGCAACAGATTTGGATAGTTCTGGGTGGTATTGGCAAATAAAATACTATAATTCAAGTAATGCCTTAATAGGAAGCGCACAAGAAATACAAAACCATAATACAACAGGTGGTGCTAAACCTGTATCTACTGAAGAAGTAAATACAGATGCAGAAAGATTAATATATTTTGGTTGTGGTGCAGGAAATTTACAAGCACAATCTGCAAATACAGGTGCAAGACCTTCAGCATTTTCAGGTTGGGCATATTATACTATACAAGCATTAGATAGTTCAGGTGGAACTGCTAAATCTGCTTTATATTATTTTGTAAAAGATGATGATAATTGTAAAGGTTATGATGTAAGAAGATTAGGATGGCGTAATAGTTTAGGTTGTTATGATTACTTTAATTTTACTAAGAAGTCTACTCAGACACTTGAAATAACAAGAAACAATTATGAAACAATGTTAGGTGAATTTAATAGTACTTCTTATTCTTATGATAATTTTGGTAGAGGTGTTAAAACAAGACAGACAACTGCTAAAATAAAAGAAACTTTAAATACAGATTGGATAACACAAGAAGATGCAGTATTATTAGAAAGCCTTTTAGTATCTACTAATGTACATATTATAGAAAATGATTTTACTACATATACAGTACCTGTAACAATTACAGATACAAGTTTTATTAAAAAAACCAATGCTAATGATGGATTAATTCAATATACTATAAATATAGAATACTCTAATCCTGTAAATACAAATTCATAATGGATGTTAGATTAGTTGCATATAGACCTGCTACATCAAGTGACTCAGTAGACTCTGCTTTTGAACTTGAATTAAACGAAGCACCTAACATATCTTTGAACTATCAGTTTAGCGATATTAAAGAACCTGAAGCTAGAAAAGGGGGTTATTCGCAAACTTTTAAATTACCTTTTACAAATAAAAACAATGAGTTCTTTCAAAATTGGTATAATGTAAATTTAGAAACATTAGTATTTAGTACCACTAAAAAATTTAATGCTATTATTTATATAGGATCTACACCACAATTTGATGGTATTTTACAATTAAAAGCAGTATATAAAAAAGCAGAACAATACGAGGTTGTAGTAATGGCTAATACTGCAGATTTATTTGCAGAAATAGGCGATAAAAAAGTAGTAGAAGCAATAGGTAATGAATTAGATCATACATTTAGCTACAATAATATTAAGCTATCTTGGGATGGTTCTACAAGTTCTTTTGTTAATGTACCTGATGGAACTTCTTTAAGAGATACAGAAGCAGGTGTACAAAAGGTTGTTTACCCAATAACTGCTTCAGAAGTAAATAAATTTTATTTTGGCGAAGGATCTACTAATGGTAGTGGTACACATTTAAATATGAATCAAACTGCTTTAAATGCTTTAGGAAGCTATACACAAGCAGTAGAAAATATAACAAGTTTAGAACAACTAAAACCTGCAGTACAATTAAAGGCAATACTAAAGTTAATTATAGCTAGAGCAGGATTTTCTTATACATCTGATTTTATAGATGGTTCTTATTTTGGTAAAATTTTTATGACTACTTGTAATACTTTAGATAGTGTTACACCACCTGTAGCAGTTTCAAATGATTTTGTAGGTGGCGAATTAGATGCTAATGCAGATTGGTCTGGTTCATCTTCTGCTTGGCCACCTTCAGGTAATGTTTTAGTCCTTGATGCTTATGAGTGGGTAGATGTATATAATTTTACTGCAACAAGTGATGTAGAAAATTGTTTACAAGCAGATGGCCAAACATTTGAAATAGTTTCACCTGCACAAACACAAATAACTATAGATAATTTTAATTTAAGAACAGATAAAACTACAGAACCTGCAGGAATGGTAGTTCGTATAATACCTGTAGAAAATGGTGTTCCACAATATGAAAGCGATGGAATAATAACATCAGAACCTGTTTCTTTAAGTTGGTTTGCTTCATCTGCTACTATTTCTATAGCAAGTGCAGGACCATTTACATTTAATTTAGAAAATTTTACTGTAGGTAGTCAGTTTAGATTTCAAGTATGTGTAACGGAAGCAGTCAATACTACAGGTTATCAGGAAACTTGCACCTTTTATTTTGATTTTGGTGGTGGTGGTGTAGATGTTACTTCATATTGGCCTGCATACTCTACACCAATAGTAGGTAACACAATAGGAATAAAGGCTTGTGTAGATCCTGATTTAACACAAAGAGATTTCTTAAAAGATATATTAGAAAGGTTTAATATGGTAATTGTTGCTGATCCTGGCGATCCAACAAAATTATTAATAGAACCTTATGTAGATTATTTAAAAAGTGGTACTATAAAAGATTGGACTAAAAAACTAGATTTATCAAAAGAAATAATAGTAAAAGATACAAGTACATTACAAAAGAAAGTAGTAAATTTATCAGACCTTGAAGATGTTGATTTACTAAATAAATTGACTGCAGAATTTAACCCTAGAGAAAATGTTTGGGGTAAGTATTACCAAACAAACGCTTCTAATCAATTTGCAACAGGCGAACTAACTAATAATCCTGTATTTTCACCTTTTAGAGTAGAAGCAGTATATAAAGATTCTTCAGGTGAATTGAATGCACAAGCACCTACTAATTTAGCAGTTCATTATGTTTTTTCTACAGAAAATACACCTGATGGTTCTGTTGATGTATTAAAGAATACAAAGCCTAAGATATTTTATTATAGAGGTTCACCAACTACATTATCTAAAGATGATCCTTCTGACACAGTAAGTATTTTTATGCACTCTATAGATGCTTCTACAGTACCTGAAACAAGAACTGCATTTGAATTTACACAATACCCTGTATGCACTAATTATGATATAGATACAGATGGAAGCACAAACGATTATACAATTAGTTCTGCTAATAAATCTTTATTTTGGGGTTATGTACCACCTGATGCACCTGATTTAAATATATTTAATTTTACAGGTGCTAACATTAATTCTACTTGGGAATTAAATACATTGTATGGTTTATATTGGGCAAGTTATTTAAATGCTACATATAGTGCAGATGCACGATTAATGGAATGCTATTTAAACCTAAATGAAGTAGATATTTATAATTTCAAATTTAGTGATGAAATTTTTATTAAAGATTGTTATTGGCGTATTCTTAATATAGAGAATTACCAAGTAGGTGATAAAGTTTCTACAAAAGTAGTGTTGTTAAAAGCAATAGATACATTAGCAACTTTAGGTAGTGATTTAGTTGATCTAGGTGCAGAATGTGAATATTTACCAACTAATGCAAATGACAATTTATGGCTTGGTCAATTCTATTTATGGTGTCCTGAAGATACGCCAGGATGCACACCTTCAATAGCAGCACCTACATACACAGGATCTTATGCTAATGCTTCTTGTTGTAATAATTTACCAA